CGATCTTGAATTGACTAACATTCACTGAACAAGACGCGCCGGTCGAGGGTCAAGACGCCCACAACAATGATCGACAAGGCCAATTCGCGGGCCGATCGCGCCAGGTCGCGGTCGAGGAGGGCGACGGGGAAGCCAAGGAGCAGAGCCATGAAGTTGCGAGCTATGTCAGCCATCGCCGTGATCGCAGTCGCCGGACTGCTGCCGGCTCAGGCATTGGGCGCCCGCTACGTGGTCCACACCGGAGCTGCGGGAGTTCATCGCGCGGCCGTCGTCAGGCCAGGCGTGGTCGGCCCCAGAGTCGTCGGCCCCAGGGTGGGCTTCGTCACGCCGCGAAGGGCTCGCGTGGCGTTCCGTCGTGAGGAGCGAAGGGAAGACTTCTTCAACCCAGTCGGCCCGGTAGGCGGCTGGGGTGGCGGCTGGGGTGGCGGCTGGGACGGCGGTTTCGGCCAGCCCTACTCGGAGAGCGGCCAGTGGGGTTGGGGCGGAGGCTATGGTGGATACCAGCCGAGCTTCTACGGCCAGCCCAGCGGCGGCTACGGCGGCAGCCGCGTCTGTGGCTGCTTCCAGAGGTGGTGACGTGACATGACTATCGCCTCAGTCTTGATCGGCGTCCTCAACTGCGTCCTCCTGGTGGCGATCCTCGTTCTCGTCGGCGCTCTCGTCGCCTGGGTGGCGAGCATGTTCTCCTGGCCGATACCGTGGAACATTCAGCGGATCTATCTCCTCGTGGTTCTCATCGTGTTCATCATCTGTGTTGTGGGCCTCCTCCTCGGCAGCCCGACGATTCACCTGATCGACATCAACGTGGTGTCCTCTGCCTTCGGGAGCGCGTTGTCATTCCCCCAGGAGAGAGCGGCGCACTTCTGAAGAAGGCCGCTGGGCCGGTTTATCCTCCCTGAGAGCCCGGCCCGGCGGCCACCAAACAGGAAATCTCTGTCATGGACGAGCGCATCCCTCTTCAGCAGCCGATCATGCCTGGCGCCGAGCGCACGGCAGCGCCGGCCGATCTCACGGCGCCTGAGAAGATCCTGTGGGCTACCTACATGGAGGCGATGCCTGCCGGCTGGTTCAGCCGCGAGACTCTTCCCTTGCTGCGACTTCTGTGTCGCTACGCGGCCATGTCCGAAGCGGCGCTCAATGTTCTCACCGACCCGATGGCGACTGACAGTCTCGGTGGAAGAGAGCTCCAGCATCAAGCGACCCTCTGCCAAAGAGCCGCTACGATGGTGGTGAAGCTGTCGGTTCAGCTCCAGCTCACGCCGCGGAGTCGCAGCGAGTATGGCTACCTGTCAAGAAAGAAGGACGGTACCAGTGGCAGAGTTATATCGAATCGACCCTGGGAGATCCCGGCGGAAGATGAAGAAGGCGACGACGCAAGGTCCCACTGACGGCGAGCGGATCTGCACGTGGATCGAGAAGTACTGCTTCGTCCCCGAGGGGAAGAACATCGGCCAGCGCATCAAGCTGCTGACCTGGCAGAGGAGAGAGATATGCCGAATCTACGACAATCCGGCCGGAACAAGAAGGGCGATCCTAAGCTTCCCAAGAAAAAACGGAAAGACCGCTCTCGCCGCCATGCTTCTTCTCGTTCACCTGTGCGGGCCGCGGCACAAGCCAAACAGCCAGTTGTTCAGCGCCGCTCAAAGCCGCGAGCAAGCCGCGATATTGTTTAATCTCGCCGCCAAGATGATCCGGATGAGCCCGGATCTCAGGGCCAGCTTGCAGATCAAGGACAGCGCCAAGGAGATTCACTGTGGCGAGCTCGGGACGAAGTACAGAGCTCTTTCCGCCGAGGCCACCACAGCGTATGGGCTCTCGCCGGCGTTTGTCGTTCATGACGAGCTGGGACAAGTACGTGGCTCCCGCTCGATCCTCTACGAGGCATTGGAGACGGCTACAGGAGCTCAAGGAAGCCCTCTGTCTGTCATCATCTCGACCCAAGCGCGAACCGACGCAGATCTTCTTTCTGTTCTCATCGACGACGCCATGGCCGGGCACGACCCGCGAACCATCGTGAGTCTCTACGCGGCGTCGCCTGATCTCGACCCGTTCGACCCGGATACCATACGACTCGCCAACCCCGCCATCGGCGAGTTCCTCAGCGAGCCTGAGGTGATGGCGATGGCTCGTGACGCCGAGCGCATGCCGAGCCGGGAAGCCGAGTATCGCAACCTCATCTTGAACCAGCGCATAGAAGTTGTCAACCCGTTCATTCAGCCGCAGATGTGGAAGGACTGCGGCAGCCCGGTGAGACGTCTTGACGATTGCGACGCGGTGTACGGCGGCCTCGACTTATCCGAGGTCGCAGATCTCACGTCTCTCGTGCTGATCGGGAACATCGATGACATCTGGCACGTCGAGCCGCGGTTCTGGCTCCCGAGCGAGGGGCTGGCAAAGAAGTCTATGGGCGATCGCGTGCCGTACGACCAGTGGGCTGGCCAGAATCTTCTTCTCACCACACCTGGCGCCTCGGTCAGCTACGAGCACGTCGCCGTGTACCTTAAAGAAGAGATCTTCGACAGGTACGCCATCGTCAAGATCGCCTTCGACAGATGGAACATGAAGCACCTGATCCCGTGGCTGGTGAAAGCAGGCTTCTCGGAGATGTTCATCAAGGAGCACTTCGTCGAGTTTGGCCAGGGGATGGCGTCGATGAGCCCGGCGATCCGCGAGCTCGAGCAACTCATCAGAGACAAGAAGCTCGCCCACGGCAATAACCCGATCCTGACGATGTGCGTGGCCAACACCGTTATCGTCAAAGACGACGCGGGAAACCGCAAGCCGAGCAAGCGAAAGTCGGCGGGACGGATCGACGGACTAGTCGCACTGGCGATGGCTGCTGGTGTCGCCCCGCTCCACCAGGCAAAATTTGACGTCGAGTGTCTCATCGCATGAGCCGCGAATGATAGACTGGCTCGGGCTTCACCAGCAGTATCTCATGCCAGGCGAGATGGACGTCATCGCCTCGCTGCTGCGTCGCGTCGAGGCGAAGACGATGCTCGAGATAGGCTGCCGCGACGGTCGCACGGCACGGGTCCTGCTGAAGAACGTGGGCAGTCTCGAGCGCTACATCGGCGTCGACGTGCCAATGACCTACGAGCCGTCTCTTGAGCATCAGCGCAAGGAGATGGTGGAGAACCCAGGCCGTCTCGCGGCGAGCGACCCGCGGTTCGAGCTGATGATCCGCGATCGCGGGTCGCTTGACATACGACCTAACGATCTTCCGATCTGTGACGCGGTGTTCATCGACGGAGATCACGGAGAGGAGGCGGTGGAGAGCGACAGTCGTCTCGCGGCGGCTGTGATTCGCTCCGGCGGCGTGATCATCTGGCATGATGCGTCGAACGGCTCGGTCGAGGTGCGAGCAGTTCTTGACAGGCTGATCACCAAGAGGGGATGGCCGATCCAGCACGTGCCGCAGACGTGGCTGGCGTTCTGCATAACAGACGAGGAGCTCGCATGAGCAACGTCGAGTCGTTTCGACTCCGGCCCGAGAGGCAGCGGGATGTCTTGGATCTCCCGCCTGGCAACACGTTTGCGCGTCTCCTCGTGGTGAAAGCTATTGCCCAGCTGCGAAGGTCTACGCCTGCGACGGAGGCCGCGCGACTCTGGCCGGCGGATCTTCTTGTTCAGCGTGCCGCGTCTGCTCCGGCCACGACAACTACGTCAGGGTGGGCATCCGACCTGGCTCACAAGATCGTGAAGGATGCTCTCGACGTCATGGGCCCTGCGGCCGGTGGAGCCCAGCTTCTCAAGCAGTCCGTCGTTCTCACCTTCGACGGGAACGGCCAGATCAGCGCGCCTGGCCTCGTGGCAGGCGCGGGGAACGCCGGGTTCGTCGCCGAGGGCAGCCCGATCCCGGTGCGTCAGCTCGCCACGACGACGGCGCTTCTTCAGCCCTTCAAGCTCGCCGTCATAGGGGTGCTGAGTCAGGAGATGATCGACTCTTCGAATGCCGAGACGCTGATCGCTGACGTGTTGTTGCGATCTGCGGCGGCGG